GTTCAACAGGTGCGATTACAGGCACTTTAACAGGCGCACCTTCTTTAGGAAACTATTCTTTTGTAGTTCGTGCTGCAACAACCGAAGGAACAACACAAAGAGAGTTTTTAATAGAAGTGATTGAAAATACTTTTGTAGCGGCCACAGGTGGTACAATATTAACGTGTGGAGATTTTAAGACACACGTATTTACGGGACCAGGAACTTTTACAGTAACAAACGCAGGAAGCCCTTTAGGTGCTAATTCAGTTGAATATCTTGTGGTAGCCGGTGGTGCCGGAGGTGCATCAGGTAAATGTAATTCAGACGGCAATCACGGAGGCGGTGGCGCAGGAGGATATAGAACAAATTATCCAAGTCCAACAACTGCAGGATTGCCAGTTTCAGCTCAGGGTTATCCAGTTTCAGTAGGCGGAGGTGGTGCTGGTGGTTCAGGACAAAACACATCTCCTAGTTCAATAGGAGTTAATGGAACTCCTTCAATATTTTCTAATATTACATCAACGGGTGGAGGTGGTGGAGGAAGTGATGCTCAACCAAACGGAAGTCCTGGTGGTTCAGGAGGGGGAGCAACAGGTGGATCAGGTGCTATAGGAGGAATAGGAAATTCTCCGCCTGTAAGTCCTTCTCAAGGAAATAATGGAGGTAATGGATCAGGTGCCCCAGGTTCAGGAGCTGGTGGAGGAGCTGGTGCAGCCGGTCAAAATGGACAAGGTGGATCTCCTTCTTCAGGCCCATCAGGTAAAGGTGGTTTAGGTAGAGCAATAGCGACAGCATTTTTTGGTCCAACAGCTCCAAGTTATGGTACTGCAGGCCCAGCATCAGGAAGATATTTTGCAGGTGGTGGTTCAGGCGGTAGATCTAGCAACACTAATGCTGGAGGAGCTCCAGATGGAGGCGGAGGCGGAGGTGGAAGTCCAAACGGGCCAGGAAATATAGGTATTGCAGGAACAGCTAATACTGGAGGCGGAGGCGGAGGTTCTGGTTCAGGTTTAGATGGTCCTGCTACAGGTGGTGCTGGTGGTTCAGGTATTGTTGTTATAAGATATAAATTTCAATAAAAGGTATAAGTAATATGGCATATTTTTCAAAATTAGGATTAAACGGCAAGGTGATAGCTGTAACGCCTGTTGATAATAATGTTATATTAAATGCTGACGGTATTGAAGATGAAGAAGTAGGTAGACAATATTTAGAAAATATACACGGGTGGCCTTTATGGAAAAAAACATCATATAATACACTAGAAGGAAAATATTATATATTTAATGAAAATAAAAAAAGAGTATTGGGTCCAGATCAATCAAAAGCTTTTAGAAAAAATTTTGGAGCTATAGGTTATACGTACAGTGAAGAATATGATGGTTTTATTCAACCTAGACCACCTCACGCTTCTTGGACACTAAACACTACAACAGGAGTTTGGTTACCACCAGTAACAATAGAAGTTCCTAGTGTATATACAAATGAAAGTAATGTACAAAAAGATATTCTTGTGTTATGGGACGAAAATAACACTCGATGGACAGGTAAAAAACTAATCAATGATGAAAATATAAGTTTTGTTTATAATTCTAATACAAAAACTTGGACAAGTGTTTAATTAGAATGAATTAATTTTTATTATTATTTAATTATGGAAAAAATTGTTTTAGATGAAAAATCAATAGTAATAGGAAATCAAAGTAAATTATCTCACGTAAATAACAAAAAGTTAAAAGAACACGTTTTGTTAAATTATAATGAACAAAATCGTGCTAGTAATGATTCTTTTAATTATTTGTATAATTATTATAAGCTTCCATATCATTTACACATTCAATGGTTAAAAGAATATATACAAGATTTTTATTCTGATAAATTCAATAATATTGTATTAAAATCCGTTTTAACAATTAAAGACAATCTATTTTTTGTTTTAGAAAAAAATGAAAGTTTATTGTGTCATAAACACATAGATGACCACGATTTAATAAATTCTCCAGATTATACTTGCATTTATAATATATCTACTGGTAAAAATAAATCTCAAATAACATTTGAATATAATAAAGGCAGAGATAAACAAAAAAAATGGAGAGTTGAATTAGAACCTGGTAAGTTTATAGTTTTTACATCATCATTATATTTTCATATAAATAAAAATAATAATGATGAACAAAGTATAAATCTTTGTTTTAATTATTTTATATAAAAATGAATTTACAAAATTATTATTACTATTTTACCTCGGCTTTACCTATAAAAACTTGTGAAGATATATTAAGTTATGGTAAAAGTAAACAAACAGAAATGGCTGTAACTGGTGAGGTTAATGAGATTATTCAAAAAAAACAAAAGTTAACTAAAAAAGATATTAAAAATATTCAAAAAAAAAGAAAATCTGATATTGTTTGGATAGATGAACGTTGGATTTACGATGCTATTCAACCATTTGTTCATCAAGCTAATAGAGAAGCTGGATGGAATTTTGATTGGGATTGGTCAGAGTCTTGTCAATTTACAAAATATAAAGTTGGACAATATTATGGTTGGCATTGTGATAGTTGGAATGAACCTTATCAACGACCTCAAAATACAGACGGCACTTATCCACCAGATCACGGTAAAATAAGAAAATTATCAGTAACAGTTTCTTTGTGTGAACCAAATGAATATGTAGGAGGTAATTTAGAATTTGACTTTAGAAATTCTATGGACACCGAATGGGAAAAAGGTAAAACTACAAAAGAGTGTGTAGAAATACGACCTCGTGGTTCAATTGTGGTTTTTCCTAGTTTTGTTTGGCATAGAGTTACTCCTGTAACTAAAGGAACAAGATATTCTTTAGTGATGTGGAATTTAGGATACCCTTTTAAATAGTATATAAATATTATTATTATTATTATTATTATTATGAATATTGAAAAAGAAACAATACAAAAAGATTATTACTTTTCTTCTCCTGTGTACGTTACGTACAAACCTGAATGGGTAAACAAAACAAATAATATTTGCAATAAAATAATATTGGATTGTAAAAATAGAGATAATCAAAAATTAAAAGAAAAAGAAAAGCTTTATGGTAAAATAGGAGATCACGGATGGACATATCATTCTACTACTTTAGTAAATCATTCAGGATTAGAAGAATTACAAAATTATATAAGTGTAATGTCGTATAATATATTGGATGAACAAGGATTTATTTTAAGTGATTACAAATTATCTTTTAGTGAATTTTGGGTACAAGAATTTGGCAAAAAAGGAGGTGGCCATCACGATACACATACTCATTATAATAGTCATATATCTGGTTTTTATTTTTTAAAATGTTCAAATAAAACTTCTTATCCTGTTTTTCACGATCCTAGAGCAGGATCAATTATGACTAAATTGCCAGAAAAAAAAGAAGAAAATATTACTTTAGCTAGTTCAAGAGTAAATTATGTGGCAAAACCTGGAACTTTTATTTTTTTTAATTCATATTTACCGCATCAATTTGTTGTTGATAGTGGTGTTGAACCTTTTAGGTTTATTCATTTTAATCTACAAGCAGTCAGAAAAGATTTATAGAAAGGAAAATAAAATATGAATTTTAATAAAAATCACTATATAGTTATAAAAAATGCAATATCAAAAGAATTGTCAAATTTTGTTTATAATTATTTTTTAATAAAAAAACAAGTGGCTAAAACACTTTTTGATTTTAAATATATATCACCATTTTCACAAGAATTTGGAACTTGGAAAGATAGTCAAGTTCCCAACACATATTCTCATTATTCAGATATAGTTATGGAAACTTTATTGTTGGCAGTTCAACCTATTATGGAAAAAAATACAAAATTAAAATTAAATCCTAACTATTCATATGCCAGAATTTATAAAAAAGGAGATGTACTGCATCGCCATAAAGATAGATTTAGTTGTGAAATTTCTACAACATTAAATCTTGGCGGTGATGAATGGCCTATTTTTATAGAAAAAAATCCTAAAAAAGGTAAATTAATAGAAGGAAAAGGATATGTTTCAGATAATACTAAAGGAACAAAAGTAATATTAAATCCTGGCGATATGTTGGTTTATAAAGGCAATATATTAGAACATTGGAGAGATGAGTTTAATGGAGATCATTGTGTACAAGTATTTTTGCATTACAATAATCTTGAAACAAAAGGATCTGCTGAAAATATATTTGATACTAGACCTCATATAGGATTGCCTGCTTGGTTTAAAGGTAAAAAAATAAATGTATAATATTGAAAAATTAACCAAATATAAATTTAAAGAACATAAATTTAATTATAAAGATTTTATAGGTGGATGGTATATTCCTGAAAAAATATGTGATGATATTTTAAAATATTTTGAAGATAACAAACATCTTATAGAGCCTGGGTTAGTAGGGACTCCTGATAATAAAATATTAAATAAAAAAGTTAAAGAATCTTTGGATTTGGTAATTCACTATGATAATTTTAAAGAACCATTTTTACAATACAGAATTTGTTTATCAAAAATTATTAAATTATATCAAAAAAAATATATAGAATTGCAACAACACTATTTTTATAATGTAACTAATGGATATAATATTCAATATTATAAACCTAAAGCAGGATTTAAACAATGGCATAGTGAAAGATCAAGACCTGAAAATTCAAAAAGATTGTTAGTATTTATGACTTATTTAAATGATGTTAAAGATGGAGGTACGGAATTTAAATATCAAAATATTACATCGCCGGCAAAAAAAGGATTAACGCTGTTATGGCCAGTTGATTGGACGCACACACATAGAGGACAAATTAGTAAAACAAATGAGAAGTATATTATAACAGGATGGTTAAGTTTTGAAAATACAAATGAAGAAAAAAAATAATTACAAAATAATAGATAATTTTTTAGATAATGAAACTTTTAAACAGTTTCAAAAACAAATATTTGATACAAGTAACACGCCTTGGTTTTATAGGTCTGATATATTATATAAATTAGAAGATAAAAATGATACAGGATATTTTTCTTTATGTTTTTTTAATAATTTTAAACAAGATTATGTATTGTTAGATCAATACTTATATAAAATTTATGAAAAATTAAATTGTAAAGCTATAATACAATCAAGGGCAAATTTATTTTTAAAAAAACAAAATAAAATAAAATTATTTTTTCATAAAGATTATGACTATGAAAATAGTTATACAGCGGTATTTTATTTAAATACAAATAATGGAGGCACCGTTTTAAATATTGAAAATAAACAAATAAAAATAAATAGTGTTGAAAATAGAATTTTAATATTTAATACAAACACTATGCACGCTGCTGATATACAGACAGATGAAAAAATAAGAATTATTGTTAACATTAATTATTTTTAAAAATGAATAAATTTACAATATTACCTTTATTTTCAAAACCTCTATATATAACTAATATTGATTTAACGATTGGTGAAAATAAAATATTACAAAGTTTTTGCAAAAAACAAAAATTTAATAATTTTGATATTACATATGATAAAAATATATTAAAAATAAAAGATTTAAATTTTTTATGTAACAAAATTTTAAATTATTTTAACAATTTTAAAAATGATGTTTTAAATTATAAAAATAAGTTTATAATTACAACGTCTTGGTTAACAAGATTGCTGCCAAAAAAATTAGGAGGAGATTATCATATTCATAGTAATTGTATGTTTAGTGCTGTGTTTTATATAAATGTAGATGATAAAACTGGCAATCTTTGTTTTGAACATTTTAATGATAATAACTGGCATTTAATTCCTTTTGAAAAAAAATATAACATATATAATTCTAAAGAATTTTTTATAACACCTAAAAAAAATGATTTAATAATTTTTCCTAGTAACTTAAGGCACAAAGTTTTAAAAAACAATTCAAATATAACAAGATACTCTTTAGCTTTAAATTTAATACCTGTAGGAGAAATAGGTTCTAATGATTCTTTTTTAAACTTATCTGAAACAAACATATGAAAAAACAATTTAAAACATTAGAAAAAAGTATTCAATTTTTAATAAGTAAAAATACAAAAAATTTGAAACATAAAAAATCATCTTTTTTTGAACATTTAATAGGCACATATAATTTGTTACTTTTTTGGAATCAAAATTTTAATTTATGTTTAGCAGGATTATTTCATAATATATATGGAAATAAATATTATGATCCAAAATTGAATGTAAAAAGAGAAGAAATACAAAAATTAATTGGCATTGAAGCAGAAAAACTTGTGTGGAATTTTGTTAATATTGAAAGAAATAAAATTGTAGAATTAAAAAATAAAGAACTTTTGGTGTTGTCTTTAGCTAATGATTTAGAACAAAATTACAATTTAAATTTAAAAACGAAAAAGATGTTATCTTTAAATATTGAAATAAAAAATATTATTAATAATATTATAAAAAATAATTTCAAAGATTTAGAAATAATACATAAAAATATTGAAAATATTTTTGATTTGATCAACGGTATAAAAAAATGATAAAACAAGTTTTTGGTTTTCCTGTTTATATAACTAATATAGATGAAAAATTGTATAATAAAAAAGAAATTATTAAATATATAAGTTATAACTTTAAAAAAGATAAAACTAGAAATTCTTGGGAAAACGCTAATCAGTTTAAAAAAAGTAATTTGCATCATAATTATAACGATTATAGCAATAAAAACTTTAAACAACTTAATTACCAGTCTTTAATTCCTATCTATGAAAAAAAAATAACTGATTTTTTAAACAGTTTGCATTTTACTAAAACTGTTAATTTTAAATTTAATATAGTAAATTACACTTGTATGACATCAAGTCAATATATGAAAAGTCATTACCATCCTGATACAGATTTTACAGCCGTGCATTATATAAGTTTTGATAAAAAATTTCATAAACCTACATTATTTGAAAATACAAATAATTTTTCCAGTTATGTAACACAGTTAAGACCTAATTTAAAAGATTTATTTAATAAAAATGATTTACAACATTCTTGGTATTATGATTGTTGGTCTTTTGACATAAAAGAAGATGATTTATGTATTACCCCTGCTTTTCTTTTTCATTCAGTTCCTAATCAAAATTTATCAAAAAAATTAAGAATTACTATTGTGCTAAATATTACGATAGAATAATATATTATGATAGATGTGCAAGATAATTTTTTAGACAAAATAAACAGTTTAGTTATATCAAAATCTATATATGAAACTAATTTTCCTTGGTATTATAATGAAGGAAAAAGTTTTAAAGGCGATGGTTTTTTTCAATTTACACATACTTTAATGTATGATGGTAAAGTTAATAGTGATTATTTTAAAATTTTTGAACCTATTTTTATAAAACTAAATGCAAAAATTTTGCATAAGTGTAAATTAAATTTGACTACAAGACAAAAAAAAATAACTAATTTTGATTTTCATACAGATGTAAATATTGAAAATTCAAAAACAGCTGTTTATTATATTAATTCAAATAACGGTTATACTATATTTGAGAATAAAAAAAAAGTTTATTCAAAAGAAAACAGAATTGTAATATTTAATTCTTCTTTAAAACACGCTGGGTCAACACATACAGATAAAAATATAAGGTTGGTTCTTAATATAAATTATGAATAATATAAAAGACTTTACTTTAGAAGAACATAAAAAGGCCGAATCGGAACCTTTTGTGCAAACTCTTATGTCTGGCCAAATCAATCCAGACCTTTATGCTACATATTTGTTTAATCTATTACAGTGTTATGCTACACTTGAAAAATATGCTTTTGCTAATGGCCTGTTTAGACAAACACCAGGCTTAGATAGAGCTCAAAAAATAGACCACGACTTTCGGTCACTTTGGAGTAAATCTGAAAAACCATACATTACAGATAGCACTTTAAGATATATGTACCATTTAGATTCAATAAAAGATGATCCAGAAAAACTTTATGCACATATCTATGTTAGACATATGGGAGATTTATATGGTGGCCAAATGTTACGTAGAAAAACACCAGGTCCAAATACTTATCTTGTTTTTTTAAAACCAGAAGAATTAAAAAGAGTGATAAGAGAAATTATAAACAATTATATGGAAACATATCAAATAAATGTGGTCGCTGAAGCTAAATTATGTTTTGAATATGCTACAGAATTATTTAAGGAAATGAATGATTTGGGAAAATCTTATACAGTGCAAGAATAACATCATAGATATTTTAGACTTAAATTGTGTAGAATACTTTGAAGATGGTATGACACGATTTAATAAAGAAGGTTGGGTCAATCGTACTTGGAAAAATGA